AAACTCGACGCCGTGACCGGCAAGAACCGTCTTGAGGAGGGAGCTACCCTGTACCGAGGGGTGGACAGCGAGGACCTGAGGAACCAGCTCTTGTCAGCCGAGCCCGGGTCCCGCGTCCTGGACAGAGGGTTCACGTCGGCCAGCGCTGACAGGGAGGTGGTCGAGGACTTCATCTTTGGGGGAGACAGCCCCGTCATCATGGAGATTCTCGCACCACCGACCACCCGAGGAGCGTACATCGGGCCCCACTTTGAGAACCGCGCAGGGTTCTACAACCAGGAAGAGTTCGTGTTTGCTCGGGGCACCGAGTTCTCGGTAGAGAAGATCACCCAGAGCAAGGACGGCCCGCTCCGAGCGGTGCTCCGGGTGGCGGCACAGGAGGAACACTGATGAATGAAGCGGACGCTCGATTCCTCTGGCGGACAGGGGACGTGGAGCTACGTCCTCCCCCACCGCCCGACGAGTCTCTTCTTGACCCCGACCGCCCGACGCTACGCTAGGCATGTAGCCCCAGTGGGGCAGACAACCTAGCGCACGCACCGGAGGGCAGGCATGGGCCTGGCTCGTTTCGACCTACGCCTACGCCCCGAGGGTGTCGAGGTCGATGTCGACGGCACCCCGGTACCGAGCGTTCGGGCTGTCCGCGTGGAAGCTGTCGAAGGCTCCGTAGCGCGCGTCACGCTGGAGGCCTGGGGCGAGGTCACGGTCGACGGTGTCGGCGTCGTAGAGGCATCTCAGGAGGACCGAGAGGCCCTGTCGGAGCTGCTGGCGTCCGTCGACCCCGACATCCTCGAGCGACAGGTTCTAGATGGCCTCGGCCTAGGCGACGGCGGGCCGCTGGCAGGGCGCTACCTCGAGGCGATTGGGAGGTACGTCCGTGGCGACTGAGACGGGCCCCGACCTGAGCTTCGCGCAGCAGACGGTCGAAGGGCTGATGGACGACACCTGCATCGTCGTGCGCCCTGCTGTACTGGACGAGGACGGCCTGTTGGGCGCGCCCCGGGTGTACCCTCCTGCGGGCGAGTACGGCCCGTGCCTGGTCGGGTCGGCTCAGGGGTCCCAGCAAACGGACGACGCCTATCGGTTCACGCACCGGGCCTCACTACCCGCGGCGGCCCAGGGCATTCAGGAGGGCGACGTCCTCATCGTGCAGTCGTCTCGGCGTGACCCAGACCTGCCCGGGAGCCGGTACATCATTCGGCGTGTCTCCGAGAAGACGCTCCTGGTGTCGCGACGGCTGGGCATGGAACGGTTCGAGTCGCTGCGGCGCGGTTGGCACGAAGAGCCGGAGGCCCCGTGAGCATCAGAGTCTTCACGAACGCGAGAGCGGTGGGGGCCGAGTTCACCGCGGCGGCAGTCGCCGCGGACTCGTCAGTCCGCAAGACCATCGCGCACCACGCCATGCTGCTGCAGACGAAGGTGAAGTCGAAGGCGTCGGGGCGGCCCGGCCCGCGTGCGGTGACGGGCGACTACCGGAGGTCCATCTCGCGGCGGGTGTCCACGCACGGGCCGATGACGGTGGGCCAGGTGGGGACCAACAACCCCCAGGGACGTCGCCTCGAGATGGGGTTCACGGGCACGGACTCGCTGGGCCGCTACTACGACCAGCCGCCGTACCCGCACTTCGGCCCTGCGCTGGATGAGATTCAGAAGCCGTTCCTCGGGGACCTGGCGGACACTGTTCAGGACCTCCTCGGCGGGAGGGGGCCAGCGTGACCAACGTCCTTGAGCGTGCGCCCCTGACGACCGCCCTGGCCACTTGGCTCGAGGAAGCGGTGGGCCGCCCTGTGGGGCGACTACAGTCCCCCGTGAACCGACCCTTCCCCTACTCAGTCCTGTATGCGGTGCCCGGCGGGTCGTTCAGCGGCCCCGGGCTGGCCCACCCCGACGCGGACGCGGGGGTGGTCTATCAGGTGAACTCTGTGGCGCTGCGGGACACACAGGCGGAGGAACTAGCTGACGCAGTACGGTCCGTGATCTTGGGCCGTGACGGCGCCGGGGCGTTCACGACACCACCCCCCGCACTGGTCGGGTGGACCATCATCGGCCGAGGGCCTGACGGCAACCCGGGCGGTGTGGAGTACAGCGGCACCCCACCGAAGCGGGTGTTCACAGCTGCCGAGAGGTTCGTGTTCTACGTGACCCCGGCTTGACAACGGAAGGGATGAACATGGCGAAGCAGGTGACCGTCACGCTGAACGGCAAGAGCCGTTCCGTGGTGACCCAGGAAGCGTTCGAGAAGGTGTGGAAGTCGCGTGGGTACTCCCTCGTGGAGGGCACACCGACGGCGACCCCGGTCAAGACGACTGGGGACAAGAACAAGACGTCAAGCTAGGGCGCGCGCCCCGGCACGACTGACCCCGGGGCAACCCGGAAGGAGATAGTCACATGGCAGGACGATACTTTCGACGCGGCAAGAGCAAGATTCTCTGGGTCTTGGAAGTGGCCGACATCGCGAGCATCACCCGGATCGAGCTCGACGCGGGGGTCGACCTCTCCCTGGACATCGCGGATATCGCGGGGTTCCAGCTGGAGAACTCGCCCATCACGACCCCCAACCTGGCCGACGCCTTCACCCCGCAGATCGACGGCGAAGACACGGCTCCGACCTCGACCCTGACCATCTACGACCGGGACGACGACGACGCCAACCGGGTCGCCCTCACCAAGGGCACCGCGGGGCACGTTGTCCTGCTCCCGTACGGCGACGTGGACACCGAACGGCTCGAGGTGTGGCCCGCCAAGACCACCGGAGTCAACGACGTGTGGTCCACCGGCAACGAGGCTGCTCGGTTCGTCGCCGGGTTCGCCATCACCGAAGTGCCCGAACAGAACGGGACCGTGCCAGCTGCGGTCTAGGGTGTAAGGACCCGGGGTCGGCCCAATCAGGGGTCGGCCCGAGGACGGACAGAAGGAACCCCGCATGTCAAGCGACAACAAGGCCAAAGAGACGCCTTCGGAGCGTGCCCGCAGGCTGGGCCCGGCCACCTCGGACCGGCTCAAGAAGAAGCAGGCGCGAACACAGCGGGTCCACGTCCCGCTGGACGACGACCTGGCGGACCGGGTGGCGGCCCTCAAGTCCGACGTGGAGTCCGACCGGATGTACCTCGCGAAGGTGCGAGGCAACAAGGGGTCGGACCCGGAGCGTCAGGAGTCGATGGAGGAGAAGGTCGAGCTCCTCAAGAAGCTGAAGGCCGAGCTCCGCGAGAACACGCTGGTGATGAAGCTCGCGTCGGTTGGGCGCAAGCGGTACGAGCAGCTCGTCGAGGAGCACCCCCTTTCGAAGGAGGAGAAGGAGAAGCTCCGCGAGGGCAACGCCGACGCCAACCTGCCGGACTTCAACCCCGAGACGTTCCCAGCGGCGCTGGTCGGTGCGTCATGCATCGAACCGGACCTGTCCGAGGGGTCGTACGTGGACGACAGCTTCGACCCGCCACGCACCCGGTACCCGATGGCGGAGGAGATCTGGGACGAGTGGAACCAGGGTGAGCTCACCGCACTGTTCACCGCCGCATATCAGGTCAACACCCAGCGCCGGGTGGTGGACCTGGGGGAAGGCTAAGGTCCGATGAGAGGCTCCTCGATGAGATGGCCGTGTGCCGGGTCTACCAGATTCCGCACAGCCAGTTCCTCGGCGGGCCCGCTCGTTGGACCGACCTCGACCAGGACAAGGCCATCGCATATGAGCAGTATCTCAAACAGAGGTGCAGGTGCGGCACCCGTCTGGAGGAGTGGGAGCAGGACCCCTATGCCTATCTCGGGTACCACTGGCGGTGCCCGGGATGCGAGGTCCTGGAGCAGGAGCAGGACAACGTCCCGGACGGCGAGAAGGGCATCCACGTGGGCTTGCTACCGAGAGCGGTGGTAGAGGCCGAAGAGGACCGAGAGCAAGCCGAACGTGAAGCGCGACGGGCGAACGAGGAAGGTGGGTAGGGGTGTTCAAGAACATCGTCGTCGCGATTACAGCCAACACCGCTGGGCTGGCCAAGGGGATTGGCCGCGCCAACACTCAAATCAACTCTCTGGACGCGGCCACCAAGCGCGCTGACGCGACCGGCCGCTCCCTGGCCAAGACCCTGGCCAAGGGGGTGGCGGTTGGGGCCGTCGCCGTGAGCCTAGCTCTCGGTGCTTCGGTCATGAAGGCCAAAGAGTTCGACCAGAGCATGCGCAACGTCAACACAATCGCGAAGATGTCCGAGGACCAATTCGCTTCGACGTCCGAGAAGGTCCTCGAGCTCAGCACCCAGCTACCCCAGTCAGCCACCATCCTCGCCGACGGTCTGTACAACATCGCCTCCGCGGGGTTCGTCGGGGCCGACGGCATGCAGGTGCTGGAGGCTTCCGCCACGGCAGCCGCAGCCGGGCTCACTGAGACGGAGGTCTCGGCCAAGGCCATCACCGGGGTTCTGAACGCCTACGGGCGCGAGGCGTCGGACGCCACTGACGTGAGCGACACGCTGTTCAAGGCGGTCGAGGTCGGCGTCCTAACCTTCGAGGACCTGGCTGGCAACCTCGGTTCAGTCATCGGCCTGGCCTCCGCAGCCGGGGTGGAGATTGACGAGGTCAGCGCGGCGAT